AGCGCTCATGGACGGAAAGACGGCAGACCTGATCGTAACGGATCCGCCATACAATGTCGCCTACGAAGGCAGCAACGGACTGACGATCCAGAACGACGATATGCCAGAAGAACAGTTCCGTGCATTCCTCGTCGCAGCATTCAACCGGATGCACGAAGCGGTCAAGCCCGGCACCCCGTTCTATATATGGCACGCGGAAACGGTCGGAGGCGCATTCAGGTCGGCGACAAACGAAGCACTCGGCAAGGTGCGTCAGATGCTCATCTGGAACAAGAACGCATTCACAATGGGACATCAGGACTACCAGTGGAAGCACGAAGCGTGCATCTACGGTTGGACGGACGGAGCCAGCCACTACTTCGTGGACGACCGGACGCAGGCGTCGGTTATCGAGGATAAGCGAATCAACATCGCAAAAATGAAAAAAGAGGAAATGCGCGAACTGCTTCGAAAGATCTTCAGCGACAAGGTATCCACGACCGTGATCGATGAGAACAAACCGGCACGGAACGCGGAGCACCCGACGATGAAACCCCTCAAGCTGCTGGCGCGTCTGATCAAGAACAGTTCCCGACAGGGAGATATCGTGCTCGACACCTTCGGCGGCAGCGGCAGCACTCTCATAACCTGCGAGCAGCTCGGACGATCCTGCTATACGATGGAACTCGATCCGAAGTACGCGGACGTGATCGTGAAGCGCTGGCTCAAGTTCACCGGTGCGGATCACGCGGAGCTTGTCAGGAACGGCAAAAAGAGCGTCGTGAAAGCAGATATGTTGTAATTGCTAATTCGTGTTTTTCTTCGCGTTTTCGCTGGACTTTCCGAAATCTTTCTGGCTTAATTGTCCTACCAAAAACAAGGAGGCACGACCCATGAAAGTAAGCGAAATGAACCAGAGAGAGAAAAAGGCATTCTACAACATCAAGCACGCAGCCAACGACCTGCTCGGCGGGCTGGAAAACACGCTGCTCGACTACGGGCAGGACGAACCGGAATACAAGAGCGCGAAAGCGCAGCTCGCGGATCACGAAGGGCTGGTCACAGAACTCTATGGAATGGCGACCACGGCGATCTACGGCGAAGGATACTGCTGCTTCAATCCGGCGACGGTCGAGAAGGAACTGCGGGACATCAACTTCTGCGGCAAGGCATGGCTGATGGAACGCTGCGACAAGCGGATCACCAAGGAAGGAAATTAAGGAGGCGGCAGCGATGACATACACGACCAGAAAAGAAGCAGCGGACGCCTGCAAGTACGAAGCATCGGCAGCCGAGAGATTCAGCTCGGCTGCCATCGAAGCGGCAAAGAACGGCGAATGCCGGAAAGCATGGAACCTCGCAGATCAGGCACGCATGGCAGCGAGATGCGCGATGCAGGCGCACGAAGATCTGTGGGAACTCGCCGGAGAGGACATGACCAGCGCGGAGTTCGACGCCTTCGAGAAGGCGGAGATCGCCCAGACCGACGCAGGCAGAGCCGAACGCGCAGCAGCGGCAGCGGTCGAAAAGCTGAACAAAGACGCACTCGACACGCAGCTCGACGCGCTCTGCGAAGCGACGGACACCAGCCGAGATGGGATCAAGGCGCTGATGAAATACTACACGGAAACGTGCGGATGGACGAAAGAAGCAGCGGTCGAGCACATCAAGGGACTGTTCGATAACGGCACAATCGACCTGATCAAATCACTGTAAAACAAGGCGGCACGGGAGCAATTCCGCGACCGTTTTTTAATTGTGTTCTAATTGCTAATTCTCGCGTTTTGGGCTGGACTTTCGGAATTCTTTCTGGCTTAATTGTCCTACCAAAAACAAGGAGGCACAACCCATGAAAGAATACGAAATCCACGTGTGCGCGAGCTACAAAACCGATGGCGGTAGCAAGGAATGGAACTGCTTCAAAGAGTACGTCAACGCGGACACCGCAGCGGAAGCAAAGCGGATCCTGAAGGCGCAGCTCAAAGAAGACGGGTACCACAACATCACGATGGCAGCCATCGAGGTATAAGGAGGACACAACCATGGTAAAGCTCAGTAAGTTCTACAACCTGATCAGCCGGAACGCGACGGTCACACTCACCAACAGCAAGCTCGACAAAACCTACTACGAAGGCAGCGCGAGAAGCATTCCTGCAGAATACGATGACTGCACGGTCGAAGACTTCTGCATGTCAAACGACGGCGACCTGCTCTTCAAGATCAAGGTCAAGGAGAAAGCACCGACAGCCCCTAACTGGAAAGAGGGCGCACTGCGGGTGTACGACGAAAGCTACCACTACTGGGCGAAGGTCTACGAGACCGGATCGCAGTACGGCATCGACGGCGGCAGAGTCAGCAAGCTGACGATCAGGCGGAACGGCGAGATCGTCGCAAACTTCGATCGCGGATGGGATGTCACGCCGGTCGACGAAGGTACGCAACTCGCGATGGAGATCATCCTCCATCAGTACGCATAAGGAGGACACGGATATGTTCGGAATCAGCAGAGAGACGGTGGAACGTCTGAGACGCGAATACCCGGTCGGATGCCGCGTCGAGCTCGTCCAGATGGACGACTGCCAAGCGCCACCGATCGGCACCAAAGGAACGGTCAGAGGCGTCGATGACATCGGCAGCATCATGGTCGCATGGGACAACGGCAGCGGGCTGTCGGTCGCATACGGCGAAGACAGATGCAGGAGGATCGACGAATGAAAAAGCCGGTACTCGAATACGACAGTCGCGGACCCAGCGGAAACATCTACTGGATACTCGGTCAGGTGCGCAGGATCATGCAGAAGCAAGCGCGGATCATCGCTTACAACGATATGTGGGAAAAGGTACAGAACGCGCACAGCTACAACGAAGCGCTGGAGATCATCGGTAAGGAGGTTACACTGATCGACACCGCGAAATAACGGACGGCGGCAGCGGAAAATGCTGTCGTTTTTTGTCGGAAAAAATAAGGAGGGACAGAGCGATTGGCGGAAAAGAAGATCATAGTCCCGGAGAAAAAGCTCATCACAAACGCCAGTCTCGCCGATCGCGCCGTCGCATTTATCTCCGCCCTCAAGCACACGAAGGGCGAATGGCACGGAAAGAATTTTGAACTGCTGCCGTGGCAGGAAAAGGTCGTGCGGGACGTCTTCGGAACGGTCAAAGCAAACGGATACAGACAATACAACACGGCATATATCGAAATACCGAAAAAGCAAGGCAAGAGCGAGCTCGCAGCAGCGGTCGCTCTTTATTTATTGGCTGGCGACGGTGAATGGGGTGCTGAAGTGTACGGCTGCGCAGCAGACCGGCAGCAGGCGTCCATCGTGTTCGATGTCGCATGTCAGATGGTGGAACAGTGCCCGGCGCTCAAAAAGAGGATCAAGCCGGTACTTTCCCAGAAGCGATTGGTCTACACCCCGCTGAACAGTTTCTATCAGGTGCTGTCGGCGGAATCATACACGAAGCACGGACTCAACGTCCATGGCGTCGTATTCGACGAACTGCACGCACAGCCGAACAGACTCTTATACGATGTTATGACGCACGGCTCCGGCGACGCCCGGAAGCAGCCGCTGTTCTTCCTGATCACGACTGCAGGCACCGACCGGAACAGCATCTGCTGGGAGGTGCACCAGAAGGCGCAGGACATCATCGCGGGACGGAAGATCGACCCGACGTTCTATCCGGTCATTTACGGAATACCGGATGACGCGGACTGGTCGGATGAAAAGAACTGGTATCTGGCAAACCCGTCGCTGGACGTGACGGTGGACATAGATAAACTCCGAGCTGCTTACCAGAGCGCGAAGGACAATCCGGCAGAAGAAAACCTGTTTCGGCAGCTCCGACTCAATCAGTGGGTAAAACAGAGCGTGCGCTGGATGCCGATGGACGCATGGGACAAGTGCGATTCAGTGGTGGATCCCGAGGCGCTCATCGGGCGCGAATGCTATGCCGGACTCGACCTGTCGAGCAGCACCGACATCACAGCGTTTGTCCTCGTATTTCCGCCCAGAGATGAAGATGAGAAATACATCGTTCTCCCGTTCTTCTGGGTACCGGAAGATACGGTCGAGCAGCGCGTCAGACGCGACCACGTCCCCTACGACGTGTGGGTGAAGCAAGGCAGCGCGATGACGACCGAAGGCAACGTTATCCACTACGGCTTTATCGAGCAGTTCATTGTTGAACTCGGCAAGAAGTACAACATCCGCGAGATCGCCTACGACCGGTGGGGTGCGGTGCAGATGAGCCAAGATCTTGAAAACGAAGGCTTCACGATCGTCCCGTTCGGTCAGGGCTTCAAAGATATGTCACCCCCCTCGAAAGAGCTCATGAAACTGGTGCTCGAAGGACGGATCGCGCACGGCGGCAACGCCCCGCTTCGCTGGATGATGGATAACATCTTCGTGCGGACGGACCCGGCTGGCAATATCAAGCCGGACAAAGAAAAATCAACGGAACGCATCGACGGCGCGGTCGCCACGATCATGGCGCTGGACAGAGCGATCAGACATCAAGGAAGCAGCGAGAGCGTGTACGACTCTCGCGGCATACTCTTTATTTGATTTTAGCCACTTTTTCTTCGAAAAACGGCAAAGTTGCGTAAAAAGTTGAAAAACCCCTTGATTTTTGATAAAATGTGAGTATAATAAAACGATTTGGTCAAGATGCCAGATGGGCGGCTTGGGGAAACAAGGAGAAAAAGGTATGTATCACTGGATTGAGGATAAGGACTTTCTGAACAGAATGAAGTCGCTCTGCTCAGATATCGTCAATCAACTTGTTCAAGCCATCAACAGCGACGGACTCATGGAAGTCAAGCAGCATCTCGTCGGAAGCGGCGCAAAGAACCTCATCACGCAGAACGCTAATGAACCGATCGATCTCGATTATAACCTCGAGATCATCGACAGCGGAGATACGAACATCAATGATGGGCGTGCAATAAAGAACTACGTGAAAGAAGTGTTCGACAGCATACTCATCAAAGCCGGATGGAATCCGTGCCAAGATTCGACTTCGGCGCTTACAACGGATCAGCGTTTTTTCAAAAAAGGAAACAAGACTCCGTTCAGCATCGACATCTGCATTATCAGAGTTGACCGAAATGGCAGCTGGTACCGACTGATCCATCAGAAGACAGGCATTGTTCAGTTGGATCAGTACTACTGGAACGAAGCCCCACAGTCGAAAGGGCTCACCGATCGTGTGGAATGGTTGAAGGACAATGATTGCTGGTTGGAAGTGCGGGATGCATATTTGGAAAAGAAAAATATGTATCTCACCCGAAACGACCGAAATCACCATTCGTTCAACATT